TTAAGAAGATCTTTGGAAACACCGATCACGCAGGCCTGCCGTACGAAATTCGTAATATCCTCAATTTAGCCATTAACCACAGGATCCAATCTACCGGTGCATCTATCATGAATAGGGCTGCTATTGCATGTTATGATAAGGTACAAGAGCTTAGCAAGAATGATGCCAGATGGAGCGATGTTAAGATTGTTTTACAAGTTCACGATGAGTTGATTTTAGAAGGCCCAGAAGCCCTTTCAGATGAGATGGTTATCGTTTTAAAAGATGCCATGGAAAATACCGTTACACTACCTGGAGTTGCATTGATTGCTGAGCCTAAGGTCGCTAAGAATCTTGGTGATTTGAAATAACTGACAATTGTGCTATACTATAAGTATAACTTGAACCTAAAACACAAGGAGTGTTTATGAATACCAGGAAGGTAATCAAAGTCTCATCTATCTCTTATAATCACTACATGGCTCTATGGCAAGCAGGTTACGTAATAATATTTACAGGTCCAGCTACTATTTTAGAATAATAGGCACACTTTTTGCTTGCACTTTCTACACAGGTTTAGTATACTCTTAATATGAGTACGTTATTAAAGAAAGTTACTAAACCCGTAAGATTGTTACTAGCCTTCTTCCCATCTGCTCTTCCTGTAGGAATGAGTCATTTCCATGTCTGGGCAGATGATATTATTGAGCTCTATGGCCTAGAGAAACATGCCGCCAATGATTCGCTTAAGTTTAGCTTAGCGACCATGATCATGCACTCCGGCCCTACTGATGCTTTTAAATCAAAGTTTAGCTTCTTATTGAAGCTTAAGTCTGCGATGGCAAAGCAAATTGCTGGAGCTCATTTCACCGAGATTAAACTTAAACAAAAAGCTGAGCAGGATGCTCTAGCTGCTAAAGCTGCATTGGACGCGGCATCCAATGAAAACAAACAGTAAAGAATTTAAAGAGTTAAATGATGAATGGCGCGAGAAGTTAAAAAGCTCCGGCTTTGATGACGTCGAAAGTGCTTATGGAAGACTCAAAACCGGAGCCAATAACAACATAGAGAATCTTCATACTACGGTTTCGTTTGAATTAAAGCAAGAGTATTATCGACAAGTAGGATTCTTTCTTTATGATCATGAGTTTAAGACTCGTTTTGATCGAGATGTCTGGGAACTTCATTGTGAAGGCGCAGGCGTAAGAGAGATTGTTAAGATCTTCGCAACTAGAGACATCAAGACACATAAAGACAAAGTTGACAAAACCATACAGGCCCTCAGAAAACTAATGCTGAAGAAATACAGAGAGACATATGACACTGAGTAAAAAAGACCTAGTCAGCACTAGAGCCGTTGAACCTGGTGATGTTAACTTCATATTTGCTACCTTCCTCAGAGGTTTATACTACGGAGACAGCTGGTTCTCACAAGTACCTAAAGCTATATTCATGGAGAACTACCACCGAGTTATACAGCATCTCTTGGTGCATAGCAACACAAAAATTACAATAGCCTGTTTAAAAGATCAACCTGAAGTCATTTTAGCCTATGTCATCGCAACTGCCGATGGAAGCACACTCCATTGGGCATTCTGTAAGAAGGCTTGGCGTTCAATAGGCATTATTAAAGATTTAGTACCATCTAACGTACAACAAGTTACTCACCTGACAAAAGTCGGACTGAGCATAATCAAAAAGCACGAGAACGTGTCTTTTAACCCATTCGCTATCTAAGGAGCAAATCATGTCAGATAATAAAGAAAGAACCGTAGAAGTAGTTCATCAAGAATACAGCCAACTTTGTGCACGAGCTGGACACCTTCAGTACCAAGTAGCTGTACTCAGCAAAGACCTAGAAGTTGTTAACGAACAACTCCGTGAATTGAACTTCGAAGCTGCTAAACTTTCAGCTCCTAAAAGCGAGTAATTATGAACACAGTTACATATCTTAAAGCCCATCAGGATCTATTTATACCCGGTATCGGAGTCATCGGATCGACTCTTCCAGCCGCCAATAAGAACATTCCTGGCCTCAAAATGACCATGATTCCAGAAGGTGTTTTGATCTCAG